GTCACGGTGCCGTAGAAGTCCGAGCGAACCATCTTCTTACCGTAGCGAGTCATGACACCCTTTCTCGGGGTGAAGTCCTCAGGCGCAAAGATGGTAGGCGTGACAATCAAGGGAACGTACGGAGCGTAGACATAACCTGTTTCCAGGTAAGATCCACCCTTGTAGCCGACGAGGATCTTATTTCTGGGGAAGTAAGGATCCTTGTACACCGTGAACCGGTTGGAGAGGCTGCCGATAGGAGTTGCACCGATCGAGAAGCTTGAACCAACTTGGCCTTGACCATCGAGGCTGTAGCTAGGCTTGTAGAGCACAGAGGCCTCAAGGATGGTTGCAATATCGGGTGAAACCACGATAAAGTTAGCCGAACCTCTAAGGGTCTTCCTGTGGATCTCATTCGCCACGTCTATGATGGTCTCGATCAACGTCTCGTACCACTCGCGGACAGTGCCGGTAAAGTTCGGTCCAGGATTGAGCGAAGAAGCACGAACGACTTCTGAGCCGGTCACCTTGTTGATGAACTTACCCGGTGAACGTGACCAGAAGAAATTGGCACCATTGGCCTGTGTGAGCAGGTCATTGAGGATTTCTCTGTCCAACTCGAGGGCGATTTGCTCGCTCAAGATCTGGGTGAGCTCGACCTCTGCATCCAACGAGTGGTATGCATTGAGGTCCTGTGCCAATTCCGGCGACCAGCGAGCGCGCAGCTTACGAGTCGTTGCAGTCACGGCAATGCTCTCGATCTTGATGTCGATCTCAGGAATCAGTGGGCTAGGAGACGATCCGAAGTTCGACTCAAAGCTTGGGATCACCAAGGTATCGCCACCGGTAGCATCAGCTGAGAAAGAGTCGGCGATGGCAAATGAACCGGTAAGGTTCTTGGCCGGGCCTGTTCCTGCTGTAGGTGATGATGGAGCTGCGAGAACGCCTGACACGACGCAAAGCATTGAGACACCAGCGGTGTTGGCAGTTGCAAGTGCATTGGGCGTAAAGACACCATTCGCGAACGTACCAAGCTGGTTGAGACGACGAACGTTAAGGAGGCCTGAACCACCTTGGATCGTATTCGCCACTCTGCCAAGTCCGACTTCAGAACGAACTACAGCAGCTGAATAGACGCTGAAGTCTTTTGCCTGAGTTGTGTCGAATGTTGTCAATGCAGCGAGATCAACTATAAGGAACGAATAAGAGCCATCACCATTTACTGCGCCAGGACCTGAGGTATTGGACTCAATAGCATTGGTGATAGCAGGATCGAACTGGAGGTAACGACCGTCTGTACCAGTAGCAAAAGCAGTCTGACCTGCGACTATGGTATTTCCGGTGCGATACGAACCTGATGCAAGCAGTGACAGAGTCGCAGTCTGGTGAACCTTGGAGTAGGATGTACCAGCCAGATCGTATTGACCGCCAACAGCAAGCGATCCGCTTTGGATGCCCTTACCGGTAGGAAGATTATAGATTGACTGACCTGCTGTGAAGGTCTGCGCATGTGTTGAAGAGCCATCAATTATTGATGAGTCACCACCGACGTTGGTACCGTAGGTGTAATCTAGGTAGAAGAGCAGGCCTGAAGGCAGGCTCATCGGCTGGATTGACACGAGCTCATTGGCAACAAGGCCGCCGAAGACTCTGCGGACGATCGGGAAAGCGATCGAGGTGAAACCACGAAGGTCACCACTCGATGCCAGATTGCCGCCACCAGTCGAAAGGCTGTTAGACTCACGAAGAACCTGAGCTGCTTGGTTCTCGAGAAGACGTGCCATATTGTCACGCTTTGTGTTCTCAAGACCGCGGAGCAGTCCGGTACGTGTCCACTTTTCGACAAGGCGTTGACCTTCGGCGCCATTGTTACGTTCACTGATACCTTCAGTGAGAGTATTGAGAGAGAATGTCTTTGACATTTAATTACTCCTGTTGATTACTTAAGACCGGCTAGCACCGACCAACGATCAAGGGCAGTTGACTCATCGAGTCTCTTTGAGCCACCTGATGTTATTGGACGTGATGCATGACCGGGTGAGAGTCTACGTGCTGATTCGTTCAAAGATGCGGAATTGCTCTTATCTAGCGACTCAGATAGACTCTTGTAAAGAAGCTTTGCCTCTCTAAGGTTCTTAGCTCCGTCAAGGGCCTCGACAACAGCACGACGTTGCGATGTAGTAACGTCTTTGTTCTGTGTCAATTTGTTGACGTAGAGAAGTTTAGCATTAAAGAGATTAAGCTCTGAAAGTTGCTCACGGAGCGTTTCAATTGCGTTCCTGTATTCATTGAGCTGCTGCTGGAGGACTCGATTTTTGCGGACCTCATTATTACGTGATTCCTTAAGCTGGGAGAACTTGTTAAGAACAATTTCATCCATGTCTTTAAGGTCACCATCGCCGAAAGCTTTTGCAGCTGCTCTTGCGTGTGGTGAATTTTTGTTAGATTTTGATGCCTTTCCTTCACGGAGACGAAGAAGCTCTCTACGGAGCATTGCTTCATCAATCTCAAACATTCTGCCTTCAGCTGCTGCAGGAGGCTCTTCATCTTCCATGGGAGGAAGCTCTGCGTCCATATCACCCATGTCATCCATGTCTTCTGATTCTTCTTCTTCGGGTGGCTCCTCAAGAGTCACGTCCTCGTCTTCTTCTTCAGAATCATCAACGATCACAGAATACGGATTCTCACGATCGAATTTGACATCTTTGCCAAAGTCTATCGTGATCTTGTCTTCATTGAGATCGTCAAAATCAAGCTCATAGAGTGTTTCTTTCTTCATGTTGTCTCCTGACGATTTCGTCATTTTTTTAGAATTTTTTGGTTTAAGATCAATTTCATACACACCCTCATTATCGTCAGTGTGCATTGTTCCTTTGACTAGTTCAAGAACAGAGTCTTGCTCGTCTTCAGAAAGCATATTGAAAGCTTCACGAAGTCTATCATTTTCTGACATCTTTTTTGTGCCAAGAAGGTCAACAAGTGACTTGAGCGCAGTCTCATTTAATTCGACTTCATCTTCTTCTTGAACTTCTTTGACTTGAGGCTTCGATTTTTTTGAAATCAATACAGCTTCATCTTCATCTTCATCATTTTCACTTAGAGACGACATAAGAAAGTTATTAGAGTCATTCAGCGAAGTTGCTTCTCCTGCAAGTTCTTTCTCGATAAACTCTTTTATCTTTGGTGTCACCGCTTCAATGATAGCATTCTTTGCATTCTGCTCAGCAACAGAGCGCAGTTGCTTTGCATCTGCAATTGCTTCCTCGAAAAGCGATTTTGACATTAACTCTCCTGTACGAATCTTAAATATGCTGTTAGTCTGATTCTTGCTGTGCTATTTTTATCATCAGGTTAGACTTTGCAATTGACCTGATTCCAGGATCAATCATGTCATGTAAATTTGTGATTGTCAGCATATCACCTACAACATTTGTGTTTGGTGCTTGTGACCAACCGCGAACAGTTCCAAATTTATTGTGTCCAGGACCTGTCTTGTATACAGCCGCTGAGCTAACACCACCTGCTGCAGGTCCAGAGAATTTCTTATACAAAGATGAGAATGGGAATGGCACCATGCCTGTCATGATGTGTGAATCGCTAGCCGCTTCACTTAAATCCAGTCTCATCTTTGTAAAAGATCCTCTGTCTGTCCGACCTGTCGTAGCTTGCTTTGCGATATTCGACATGTCTATTTTCTTTGCTATTGCATCAAATGACTCAGCGTCTTCATCAGTAAAGTCAAACAGTTCTTCAACAGGTTCATCATATGGATATGTTGAAGGTGCTGGATAATCTTTTCCTGAGAATTTTGCTTTTGTTGTTCCGTAACCTGCACCGGTATTTCTATCACCAGATGGATTAAAGACAGTACGCATCATGATGGGTTATATGCTCCAACACTACCAAGATAAGACTTGCCAGAGATGTATGTCCCAAGAGTCTGACTTGCTATTCCTGTGGATGTTTCTGCAGGGCCAACTGCCGAACCAAGCCCTGATCCGTATTGATTTCCTCTTCGAGGCAACTCACCGGTATACGCAGGTTGTGATAGTGGATCACTTGCATTTGGTGATGAGGCGAGATTAGGTACATAAGGCGATGCAGGAAGACCTTCACCGCCAGTGACAACTTCATTCTCAATATCAGGTGCTCCAAGAAAATTAAGATTGACAGCACTTGGAAAACCGTAATAAGCTGTTGAGTCACTAATAGATCCAACGCTTATTCCGATATTGGGTATGCTATCGCCTGGGCCGCCTGCACCATTCAGTACAGACAGGCCTGCATTCTGCACAGTTACTGCATTGTACTCATTGTACAACGGTGAAGTAGAAAAAATTGCTTTTAGATTCGTGTCGCTTCTACTACCCGGGCCTGCAGTGGGACGAGACCCACCATCAGGCTCAACAGTCGCAGTCTTCATTGATGACATGAGATCCTCCTTACAATCTTTGGAAACTTACTGAATTAGCGTCTAGCGATAATTCTGTCGCGAAGAATCTGCTTGTTCTCACGAATTTGCTCAAGTCTAGCAATGAGCGACTCTTCAAGCTTCTTGAGAGTCTTGTATTGTGCCACATCACCGGCTCCATTGCCGTCTTGCTTGACTTTGTTGCTTGTGGCATGTGTGCGCTTAACAGCGTGAGGAGGAGGTGAACTCCAATCTCCCTCATCCATGTCCATGTGCATGTCTTTGAGTGCTGCCTTGTCCATCATAGGTGACTTCTTGCTTTCAAGTTTCTTCTTCTCTTGAAGCACCATTCTCTTGAGAAGTTCGGGTGTGAGTTTAACAGATGACATTTAATTCTCCTAGTAAGATTAAAGGGTTCAAAATATAAGTATGCCGTTCATTGAATTTGACATCATGCACCTAACTTTTTATCAGAAAAAGCTAAAGTAGCCCATTTAGATGCAGACTCAGCAAAAATATCTGTTGGATCGCTTCTAAGCATAGCTTTTGCAGCAACATCACCTTGCACTGCTATCATAGATTCAGCACCACGCCTGTTGTCTTCCATTATTGGAGTTCCACGAAGTGCTGTGTCTGCAAGCATTGCTTGGATCATAGGGTCAGATGATGCTTCGTTTATTGCTTGTCTGTTTACTCTTGGTTGTTGCATAGAAGAATTTTGATTATTCTTTGGAAGAAAACTAATTTTATCAGCAACGTTAGATCTTACATTTTGAGTTGATTGCAGTCTTTGTGGCTGCGATGAAAAATTATCTTTACGATTTTCATCGAGTTGTTGCTTTGTTCCAACAATTCCCTCAGACAATATCTCAACAAGACACTCTTTGACAATGCTCTTGAGTTCATCTCTTGATAACTTCATATTATTTCCATGCAATTATGTTATTGAAAATTCTATCAATTCTGTCTGAACGATTAAACGTCTTATTTAGATCGCGGACATTAATGTTTTTTGATTCATTGATGAATGCACCAGGTGTTGAAGGCTCAGACACTATATCAAAACAGATGAGCTGAAAGTCATCCTGGACAATTAGCGCACTTCCTTGTTGTTTTGTAGATCCGACGCCTCTTGATGAGATTCCAAGCGTCACGCCTGATTCTACTAAGCTTTGAAGAATTTTTCCGCTTGGGGTGTCGAGTAGCTCAATTACACCAAAAACGTCATCACCGTCCATTTTTGCTTCTTTTACAAGATGTGATGCATTTTTTAACTCAACAACAGATGTGTCTGGGTGATCACATTCACCTAACGCACGATTCTCTCTAATAAACTTCTGATAGTTGATAATCTCTCTCTCAAGTATTCCTCGAGGATAAATTCTTCCATTTTGGTTTAGTGTATCTGCGCGTTGAATAACACCTTTAAGCATTATTTTTCCGCCATTCATGTCTCTTGATTCTCTAACAAGAGCCGTGCTATATTTGAGCGCTGTCCACTCTTTAAGCAATGTCATTGACATTATGCCCCCTTTAATTCCCTGATTAGTTGTGTAATTGTCATTAATTGTGAAAGCTTATCATCATCTATTGATTCAAATGTAAGCTGTGCCAGCTTATTTGAAACAACCTCAGCTTTTTCAAGCACGACATGATTAGTCTCAGTCTTCTTAAGTTCGCCAAGCGCCTGTGTTGCTTCTTTCTTTATCATCAGTGCTTTGAATATAATTGATTCGCTGTTGTCATTTTGAACTGAGAAGACATAGTCGTTAATCAGATCTTTTTGCTCATTTGTTAGCTTATCATTATATTTCTTGTTGAATTTTTCATTCATTATCTTGACAACTAATGAGTCAATATTACGATCAACGTCAGGCTCAGTCTCTACTTCTTTCTTCTCTGCAGTTAGCCATTCAATCAGTGTTGATTCTATGACAACAACTTCAGATAGATTTGATCTATCACCTTGGCGCCATTCATTCAATAACGTCTGTATTGATGCATAAACTCTATAATCAGGTACACTGCGTCTATAGAATTTATCATCTGCAAGACTGTAATTGATCTCCTTGATAAGAGAAGATTTTTCAACATCTAGTTTTGCAGCATCAAATCTACGTGAAGCCGCTCTAGACTCTGTTAGAATTGCTGCTGCGATCGATGTGTCTTTAACTGTTGTCTTTGCAAGCGCATTAAATAATCTGAACTCCTTGTAGAGCTCAGTATTCTTACTGTAGTGCGTTGTCAAGACATTTAGAGCAATTTGTGCTCGAGGTTTATCATTTTCAATGAGGTACGCAGAAATTGCCCGAACTAGAAGTTCATAGATTATTCCAACGTTACGTTTCTTATTATGACTCATCTTCATCCCCTGATGTATTTTCTGACTCAGAGATCTTTCTATTAGCATTCTTGAGTTGTTTCACAATTGATTGAATCTCAGAAAGCCTCATATCACCAAAAATTTGTCGTTGTTCTAAGTATTCATCAACATCGTCATCGTCATTCTCTGACATCGGATTTTTGAAAGGATTTATAAGATCCTGCTTATTTCCAAAAGGATGTGATATTGAATCGCTCTGCTTTGACTTGCTATGTGATACAAGCTTTGCATGATCTGTGTCTTGATTAAGCGGATTTTTTCTTCTAGGTTTGTTTTTCTTCTCTCTCTCTACGTAGTTAGGTCCAGGTGCTGTCTCTCCAAGCAAGCTCTTTTTAAGAGATAGATTTTGTGTAGGCCTAATCGGATAAGGTACGTAGCTTCTCTTATTAATTGCTTCTTCGTTATTAAAAAATGAGTCATCATCAACTTCGCCTAATGTCTGCTGACCACCTGATAGATCTGTGGGGCTTGTATCGGGCGGCGGTCCAGACTCAGGTCCAGGTCCAGGTGAAGAACTATCAGGTATTACTGCGCTTAGATCTGCATTTGGAGCAGATCCAGGAATTTCTGGCAGTTTGACAGCTTCAATCTTAAGTTCCATTGCCTTGTCTTTCAATAGACCCTTTTCAATCTCTTTGATTTCATCATCAGACATCATAAAGACGTTCTTTCTAACCCAATTCTTATCAACAAGACCTGTCACGCCATTCGCTGATTGTGCTATTGTGAATTTTGTGTTAAAAAGTTCTAGCTTTTGTTGCTGTGCTATCGTTGAAGGATTTGTAAGTTTTAACTCAAAATCTAGAAGATCCTCTCCAGTAAATCCGTGCGTGTGAAGATGAATTATTGCAATCTTATTAAGCTCAGAGAGAATTGTCCGCTGAATTCTATTGATCGATCGTGAAAACCTAATGTCTTCTTGCGAAAGTGTTGCTTTAGCACCAAGGCCTTCATCATATCCAAGATATGCCTTGGGTATCTTTAAGGCAGCAAATAGCTTTTTCTGGATGTATTGAACATCTTCAACTGCAGCAGTATTTTGTCCACCAGTCAATGTGTCAATCTTTGTCCCTGTTGCAGAGCCTCGAACAGGCAAGAAATAGTCTTCATCAACAGACAGCGGATTGTAACGTAGATCAACTCTTCCTGTATTCTTGTCAACAACTTGATTCTTCTTAAGCTGCGCCTGTGCTTGTTCCATGTAATTAGGAATTTCTTCAGGTGGGATATTTCCTACATCAATGTAAAAGACACGACGATCAGGTGCTCTAACAATTCTGTAAACCAACATTGCATCTTCAACAAGAATTAGCTGACGCCAGATTCTTCTCGCGGCTTCAAGAACAGATGTTCCATAAGGAAGGAAAGCATCATTACCTAATATTCTAAAATGCGAGACCTGCCAATTCTCAAGGATCTGGTTTCCTTGTGTCATCCAGCGAAATCTAACAGCTAGCGGGTCATCTTTATCGAAACCCTCTTCTCGCTCAATCTCATTGACTGAAATTGGGTACACATTGATTACGCCGAGTTCTGGTGAAACATCATTGAACAGGAAGAAATCACCGTATTTACACATATTCCTGACCCACGCAGTCAGGTTAAAATTGACATTTAGCGTATCATAAAACAACTCATTTAGGATCTTATTAACGCTTGGGTTCTCTGAGTAAATGTGCAGAACATTACCCATCTCATCAGGCGCAACAGACTCCTCAGCATATATGTCAAGTGAGCTTGCAATCTCAGGTGTGTACTCCATTTCTTGGAAGTCAGAGTATCTTGCCATACGATCATAAGATCCATATGCAGACATTGCTGAGCTGTATACATGGCTCTGAGTCTTTCTGAACATCTCAAATGCTGATGTATTTTTTGTACTCGGCACAAAGTCACGAACTCTGCGTTTAACAACAGGGCCGCTTCTGAATAACTTTGTAAGTCTACTAAATACACTATCTTCTTGCTTTGCCATTTATCCTACTTGTAGATCCATAATAGATCAGCTGGTATATTGTATCTTGTTTGAAAACGACCGCTTATAAGATCTTTCTTTGCTTCAACTTTTTTCTTACTTGCACCAGAAAGAATGTCATTAGCAATGCCATTGAATTCTTGAGACTTAAGCGACATGCTTGCAAGCATTGCCTTATTAAGCACATCTGAGTCTCTATTGTATTCTGAGGATGAATCAAACAACCATGCGCTTATTGCAAGACTTATTACAAGATCATCGTTCTCACCCTTCATTGCTTGAACACGATTGTCAGTC